CTCCGATTAAAAGATTGCAATTCGTGAAAGGAAAACCCTGGAGTCCGAAAACTCCTGGGTAAAAAACCTTTTACGAAATCTTCGAATCAGTGTAAACTTAACTTTACAACTCACCGATAGTGAGACTATGTCGACTGCAACGAATCATAGTTTTATTTTGCTAACTTGGCCACGCGGGGCACAAGCCTGGTTTTCAGGTAGAGCGTCAAGCTCATTTCAAAACCACCTCCCCACGCCTAAACAGGTGTGGGGAACGATGTGGAATACCACAATGTGGGGCAGCACAGAAAGTACAAATTTGTCCAGTCTGGGCCAGCACCAACATAAGTGGCCACCGTTGTATTGAGATCAGGCGTAGCAGCAACGCTATTCTTGTACAAAAGCCTGACCTGCACTGATTGTTGATCAGTGCCATCCTTGCTGGTCCCTAGCAAGTAGCTAGGAGGATCAACAAGGGAAAAGTTGTAGTTATTGTAGTCTGGGAAATTAATCGTCAGACTAGCATTGGTCCTATTGGAGGTAATAGCTGAACCTCCCAAACCATTGGCCGCTGCTACAATTGCTGTAGCATTCAGGCGTTGTGACGCTCTGTTGACGGAAGCACCAGCTTGGACACCATCATAGAACTGCAGATACCTACTCTCGGCATCAACACCTGCCTGTCCAGTGTCACGTGATGCCGAAATGTCATCTAGGAAACCATAAGTATCAGTGGACGGCGTGATAACATAGTTAACACTACCACGATAACCTAGGTACATCCCAGAGACGTAGGATAAATGTGACATAGGAACATAGGCATAAGGCGCGGTTCCACTAGCTGCTACAATTTTGTTAGCAGTAAAGAAGGACCCAGGCACATATCCAGATGGTTGCGGCATTCTCTTGAGGACTTTACGAATAGTAGCTATTTCGTAACCAGAAGAGGCTGGCATGCGGGATACATCACACAAAGTGTGCCGATGAAGCACATTGCGCAAAGATCCCACACATTCGCCAAAGTTCTGCCCATATCTTTCGGGCAGAGTTTGTGTTTCAGTGCCAATTGTGTAGGTTTTCGTGATGACATTCGTTTTGTCATCAGCCTGCAAGGCAAAGAAACTCGGGTTGACATTCACACCGTCCGATCCGATGTGGCCCGTGGGGTTCGCATACTCAAAGTTGTCACCACCCTTCAGGAAAAACAGCAAATTAATGCTACCTGAGGCCGGTGCCGTAAGAGCTGTAAGAACCCGAATTGTCAAAAGACCATTGTCCACATTCAATCGTGGAGCCAAGGCATTACCAGGTGTCCAATTCTCAGACGTAATCGTCTGGTTAATATTGCACCAGGCAAGCGCTTGATGGTATGGGATGCGGAACTCCACATCATCCTCCTCACCGATATCCAAAATTTGTGTATAGACCGCGTTTTCAGGCGCGTCCACAATGGAAATATCTGCTCGAGGATCATAAGAGATCTTCAATCGACCCTTATGGAATTTGGTGCATACTACTTTCACTCGTAGAATGATATCACCTCGCCATTCTTTGAACATGGCTCCCACATATGATAGTGGGATATGGTAGGTCTGCCGACCCACTGTTGCAGCGGATGCATTTACCACTGCTTGTGATGTTGGTTGGAATGGATTCACACGGAAGTTAAACAACTGCGAACCTGGCGTGTCAGTGGTTGCCCACGACGTCGCTGCGAAATAACTTTCTTTCGTTTTCAGGTATGACAGTGATAGTTCATCGATACTACCAATGCCGTGAGGCGAAGGGTCGATGGACAGTTCCTGTTTAGGATCCAAAGTGAGTTTCTGTACTGGGGTACCAATGTGCGCGGATGCAAGCATTGGACCATTCATCGGTTGGTATGGCATCACATTGTCCACAACTGGAACATTGGTAAATCCAAATAGCGTTGCTATCGAGGACACAGCGCCAGCCCCTATTTCTGTCGCTCTCGCAAATTTCCCTATGACAGGTACTTTCGAGAGCATAGACGCCACGGAGGCGATTGCTGATGCGGGGGCTGAAACCGGTCCTTTACCGTATTCATCCTTTGTCCCTGCCTGGAGAGCTAGGGATGTAGTTGATCCCATCAAATGCACATCAGTCATCCACGCATAGGTTCGCAGTGTCACTGAGGTGGAACCTCCAGTAACTGCAACACCTAAGGGGGCATAAATGACGTAATTGAGGGTCCCCATATTCTGTACTTCTGCTGCCGAAGTAATGTCCAACCAATTCTTGTGTAAAAAGAAGGGCAACACCATTTCACCACCAGCATTTGCTTGTGGGTAGATGTAAAACCCAGGCTGCTGACTATATGGAATCAGCGTTGGATTGAATGGGGAAGCTGTTGTGATTTTGTCTGCAACAAAACCCAATAGCGGAGAGTAGGAAGCCCGTAGGCAACCATACTGGAATGGTGTTCCGTTCACAACGATCTTGATATGGAGTTGACCACGCAAAAAAGCGTAATTGTCAATTTTCTTCTTGATAAGTGTGTTGTTCAAGAACAGATACCATGGTTTCAACGTGGTTTTAACCTGTAAAATGTCTGAAGTAGACCACGTTGTAGTGTCGATCAAAGTCGGTCGTGCTAAAAAAGTGCCCAGGGACAAATCATCAGTATGATCAACAAGCGCAACACTATTGTCAGATGTGGGTGCTTCAACGCATACACCACCTTCGTTATCAATGAACGTGACAGTTTGCGAATCCAAAACCGCATCGCCAATCTGCACATTCTCAACAACGTCTTCACCTTCTTCGTAGGCTTCTGACTGAAGTTCGAACAAACTGTAAAACTTACTCTCATCCGTAGGGTTACATGGCCCCATAAGACAAGGGGGAGTATTTCTGGTAACTCCCTCAACACTTTCTTGTTTCTCATTGTTTGTATTTTTCTGTGACTAGTTTACACTGTCAGGATCAGCCAAAACCCGGACAGGTTTGGGAGGTTCGCTAGAAGCCCGCCAAAACCTCGCTTTGAGGTCCTCCCAGTTTGGGAGTGTTGTTTCGCCAACATAGTGCGCGTATGGTTCCTTTGCCAAAACGCCACGAAAGAAGGCATGATGCTTCTCAAACACTTCTCTTCCATAGAAGAAGTATTCGCTGTTCGCACTCGATATCACAGCAACCATCTGCGCAAACTCGTCAATCGAACGAGATGGCAACCAGGTGGTCAGAGATTTATGGAGGGAAGCTTCCTCCAATGGGCATAGATATGCCCCGACTTCTTCATCGAAGCGCCAACTGCGCTTCAAGAAGGAGACATCATCGATGTTCACAAATGGCACCGATTCTGCTTCCTTATCAGCCATGGTATAGCCAACACCAATGTCACCCAATTCTTTCTGGATGGCGGTGTGGTTGAACCAAGAGTTGAGAGGGCTCACGCCCATGATGTTGTCATCACCATATGTGAAGAGGTGAACATCCTTTCGGAAGTCTCCACAGTGCCCATCTGGGGACAAAGTTGCGAAACAGTATCGCATGTAGAGACTGTTCACAATGGAATTCACGATGACAGTGAGAGGGTGCCCAGAGGGGTTAGTTCCGAAAAACTCCACTAGGTCACCTCCCATGTTGACAAGCGGAAATGCTATGTCTTCACCAATGCACAAAATCTCCCGCAATTCTTCATCCGAAAAGCCGGCTTTCTTGTACACGCCAACGATAACATCGAAGGCAGCCAAAATGAAATCTGACAACATCTTCTTGTCGTATTTGCTGTAATCTCCAGCAACGATGCGGTCTGCACCGAAGTGCGTCAAATATTGGTGGATTCTACCCCACTCATCTGACTGACACACAGTGCCAGGACCAGCTTCGAAAACAAACTTGTTCTTCTGAACAAGTCGTACGAACGCTAACAATCGCGAACGTACCACAAGGCTCCAGTCCACTGGTGCTCCTGTAAACACACGAGTTTTGTGGTCTGCAACCTTCTTCAAGGTTGTAGGTTCATCCTTCAGATGACCAGTGAAGATCGGGAACGCACGTTCTCCACGTGCATAGGCTGCTTCAATCACAGCCACTCTGTCCCACACTTCATCTCCAAACTCCACCCCATCTGGGTAGAGCTCATCAGCAAAGTGGGTAAGATACCCTTTCTTACTTTTGTTCCACGGGAATCCCATGGACGTATTGGCATTGATGCGATCAATGAAAGCCACTCCTGGCAAAACATTGACGCTAGCACGATGTGACAGAAAGACTAGGTCTTTCTCCCACCCTTGCGGCAGCTCACGGATAATGTCATCCGTAAAGTGTTTCACACAATTAGCAAGTCTTTGCTTATCGTGGATCGCACGTGGGTTCACCATTTCCTCGACATTCTTTCGCCAAGGAAGCCAACCTTTCATATCAGGCTGATCG